GTGGTGACGGTGTTGGGCGCTGCCTCGACGGCGTACCCGCAGAACCTCATCTACCAGAAAGACGCCATCACGTTCGCCACTGCCGACCTCCTGCTCCCGCAGGGTGTGGACATGGCCTCGCGTCAGGTGCATAACGGTATCTCGCTGCGTGTCGTGCGTCAGTACGACATCAACAACGACCGTATGCCTTGCCGTATCGACGTGCTGTACGGCTACAACGCCATTCGCCCGCAGGGCGCTGTGCGGTTGTGGGGCTAAGTCCTACTGTGACCCCGGTGTAATAGCCGGGGTTGCGCAGTTATACAAAAGTTTGCAAGTTTAAGGAGTTTATCTCATGCCTCTTCCTCAAGTTGGTGGTGGTTACCAGTACACAGACGGTAACCTCAGTGAAGTTGCCCTTTTCAACCAAACCGCCCCCGGCGCAACCACGCTTACCTCGGTCACCCTCACGGCGGCTGAACTGACCGGCGGTCTGTACACGTCCAACAACACGGCTGCGGTGGCTATCACCCTACCGACCGCTGCTCTGACCGATGCGCTCCTCACGAACGCCAAGGTCAACAGCTCGTTTGAGATTGTGTTTATCAATCTCGGTTCAGCCTCGGGCGCCATCACGGTGACCGCTGGCACGGGCTGGACGATTGTTGGCTCGGCTACGGTGGCGGTTTCGACTTCGGCTCGCTACCTTGCCCGCAAGACCGGCGACGCCGCCTGGTCGATTTACCGCGTCTAACCGCACTGGGAAAGGGGGCTTCGGCCCCCCGACCCTTATATGGTCATTTACCTAACTCACCCCGTCCACGGCAGAAAAGTCGCTATCAGCGATGTAGAAGCCTTGGAGGATGAAAACCACGGGTGGTCGCGGTACAATCCCGACACGCCTGCCGAGGCGGCTCCGGTTGTAAATGAGCTTGCCGCTCGCCGTCGAGGAAGACCCCCTAAGACCGCCGAGGGCTGAACATGGCTACCGCAAGTGAACTCATCAACGGCGCATTGCGTCTGCTAGGCGTCTTGGCTGAGGGTGAGGTTCCGTCTGCTGGTACGGCTGACGATGCGCTTGTCGCCATGCAGCAGATGATTGATTCGTGGTCGACCGAGCGCCTGTCCATTTTCACCACGCAGGAACAGGTATTCACCTGGCCTGTTGGGCAACTTAGTCGCACGCTTGGCCCTTCTGGTGACTTTGTAGGCAGCCGCCCCATCCTGCTAGATGACAGCACCTATTTCATCGACCCGTCCAACGGCATCTCGTTTGGCATCAAAATCATCAACCAGCAGCAGTACGACGGCATTGCGGTCAAGACCGTAACGTCCTCGTACCCGCAGGTGATGTGGATTAATACCAACTACCCAAACATTGATATGCACATCTACCCAGTGCCGACTCGTGCGCTAGAGTGGCATTTTATCTCGGTAGACCCGTTGGACACGCCTGTCAGTCAATCCACGGTAATTGCGTTCCCGCCGGGTTACCTGCGAGCGTTCCGTTACAACCTTGCTTGCGAGATTGCGCCTGAGTTTGGCGTAGAACCTTCGCCGCAGGTGCAGCGCATTGCCATGAGCAGCAAGCGGAATCTGAAGCGCATCAACAACCCAGGCGACGTGATGGGCTTGCCGTACAGCCTTGTTGGTACTCGCCAGCGGTTTAACATTTTTGCCGGGAATTTTTGATTACTAAATGGTACAGGCAGCATGATACCTACGCTTTGCCTCAAGGTAGACTTGATGCGCCTCTTCAGGCGTAGCGTAGTCTCCAAGCCATTTGGTCTTGCCTTTGTAGGACATGGTGGCGCGCCATTTGTTTTGAAAAAAGATGACGCCCATGAAGCCCGACTTGTTTCGGCGGTTCGGCTTACGAACGTTTTGCGAATTGCCGTCAGCCAAAACTACGCGCAAGTTGACAATTCTGTTGTCGTCTTTTTTCCCATTGATATGGTCAATCAAGCCCGTAGGCCATTCACCATGAACATAAAGCCACGCAAGACGGTGCGCTTTGTAGACTTTGCCGCTGATGCCAATAGTGTTGTAGCCAATACGTTTTTCAACGCACCCTGCTATGTCCCCCGCCTTTACTGCTTTGCAAGGCCGCACAAGCCAAACAAATACGCCAGTTTCAGGGTTGTAACTAAGCGCTTTTTTCAGGTCATCTGCCGTAAACTCTGCGTTATTCATAAGCGACTCCCAGTAATTACCATGAATATTAACTCGCAAATTACTGCGGCGCAAGCATGAAGACCCCCATCCTTGGCGCTGCGTATGTTGCTCGGTCGGTTAACGCCGCCGACAACCGCATGGTCAATCTCTTTCCGGAAGCCGTGCCCGAGGGTGGTAAGGAACCCGGCTTCCTAAACCGCACCCCCGGCCTACGCCTTGTAGCCACCGTGGGGTCCGGTCCTATTCGCGGGCTGTGGTCGCACGGCGGCTACCTGTACGTTGTTTCAGGCACGGGCTTTTACCAAGTGACTTCCGGCTACGTTGTTACCTTAAAAGGCACCGTAACGGGCAGCGGTCCAGTCAGCATGGCAGACAACGGTACGCAGTTGTTTATCGCCTGCAACCCTGACGGGTTCATCTACAACTACAACACCGACGTGTTTGCGCAGATTACCGACCCTGACTTTGAGGGCGCGGTAAACGTCGGTTACCTCGACGGGTACTTTGTCTACAACCAGCCCAACAGCCAAACGGTGTGGATTACCTCCCTGCTAGATGGCCTGTCGGTAGACCCGCTAGACTTTGCGTCGGCTGAAGGTTCGCCTGACGGGCTGGTGTCGCTCATCGTAGACCACCGAGAACTGTGGTTGTTCGGCACGGACTCGGTGGAAGTTTGGTACAACTCTGGCGAGGCTGATTTTCCGCTTACCCGCATTCAGGGTGCGTTCAATGAAATTGGCTGCATTGCCCCCTACTCGGTTGCCAAGCTGGACAATGGCATCTTCTGGTTGGGTGCTGACGCTCGCGGGCAGGGAATTGTCTACCGCGCCAACGGCTACACGGGACAGCGCGTTTCTACTCATGCTATTGAGTACGCCATCCAGTCGTATGGCACTATTTCGGACGCCATTGCTTATACCTATCAGCAAGAAGGCCACGCATTTTATGTGCTTACTTTCCCTACCGCTGGCAAAACGTGGGTCTACGACGTAGCGGTCAATTCGTGGCATGAGCGTGCTGGGTTTGCTTTGGGCGAATTTTTGCGTCATCGCAGCAACTGTCAGGCGGCGTTTAACAACGTGCCGCACGTTGGCGACTACGAGAACGGCAAAATATACGTCCTTGACCTGTCCGTGTACGCCGATGATGGTCAGCCGCAAAAGTGGCTACGGTCATGGCGCGCCCTGCTAACTGGGCAGAACGACCTAAAGCGCACCACGCACCATATGCTGCAATTAGACTGCGAAACGGGCGTAGGGCTAAACAGTGGCCAGGGGTCTGCGCCTCAAGTCATGTTGCGATTTTCGGATGACGGCGGTCATTCTTGGTCAAACGAACGGTGGGTCAACATGGGCGCAATTGGCACCTACGCCACCCGCGCTATTTGGCGTCGGCTCGGCATGACCACCAAACTACGCGACCGCGTATACGAAATATCCGCAACAGACCCCGTAAAAACCGTCATTGTCGGTGCTGAACTGATATTGAGCGGCACAAATGGCTAACCCGCCTGACATTACGCAAATACCTGCGCCTCGCGTAGACTTCATTGACAAGCGCACGGGGCTAATGGCGCGTGAGTGGTATCGGTTTTTCGTCAACATTTACAATATTGCGGGCGGCGGCAACAGTGCTGTTTCGCTAGATGACGTGCAAGTTAGCCCGTCTGGCGGGGCATCTTACGACTCCATTGCTGAAATGATGAAGACCCTACAGGAGCTTGAGATACAGCCGCCTGTGGTGCCATCTACCGGCGGTGGTACAACCTATTCTGTTTTTACCTCTACGACCAACGGCCTTGCGCCAGCTTCAGGCGGCGGCACGGTCAACTACTTACGGGCTGACGGAACTTGGGCAACCCCGCCTGGTACCGGCGGCGTCACGTTTGCCAACCCCACCGCACTGGTAGGCTCAACGGCCGTCAATGGCGTGGCAACCACGGTCATGCGCTCGGACGCAGCGCCAGCCATCGACCTGACGGCAAACTACACCTACACCGGGCAGTGGACCTTCAGCCGCACCGGCACGACCTCTGCGCTGAACATTTACGCCAACGCCACCACCTATCAGTGTGCGCTGGGGTTTGCGAGTTCTGCCGAGTTCAAGATGGACATCGCTAGCAGCGCCACCGGCCTCGGCGTGTACGTTACCGGCACCAAGTACCTTGCGGTCACGGCAGGCAACGTAGACGTTCCTGCGGGCACCCTAACGGTCGCTAGCACTAGCGTCCGCGACGGCGGTATCCTGACCTCGGGCACGGTCAATGCTGCCCGTCTGCCGACGTTTGGTACGGCTGCGGCGGGTATTGTCCCTGCCTCCGGCGGTGGTACTACCAACTTTTTGCGGGCTGACGGCACTTGGGCGGCGGCAGGTGGCGGCACCGCAGCCAATCCTACGGCATCTCTTGGCCTGACGGCTATCAATGGCGTTGCCACGACTTATATGCGGTCGGATGCCGCCCCTGCGTTAGACGTGACCATCGCGCCTACTTGGTCGGGCTTGCACACGTTCTCGCAGCGCATTACCAACACCTCAACTACGTCAGGGTCTGCCGCTACGGGCGCGTATACTTACGGCACACTTGGGTACAGTGACAGCAACAACCTTGTTGTTTTGCAAAGCAGCGTAAACGCCTACAACCAGTTGGTGCTGCAAAACACCAATGTTGGTGCCGCAGCCTCTGCTGACCTGACCATCAGCAACAACAACGGCACGGCAACCACGTTCTACGGCAACTTTGGCATGAACTCTAGCGGCTGGGCTGGCACTGCCGGTACGGCGACGTTCAATGCTCCCAACGTGGTGTACCTCACCGCTGCCTCGGGCGACCTTGCCCTTGGCACAATTACGTCCAACCCCATCCGGTTTGTGGTCAATTCCGGCGCTGACGCTGCCATCATTGACACCAGCAGCCGCCTTGGCATTGGCGTGGCGTCGCCCACGGCCATGTTGCACTTAAAGGCCGGTACAGCGACTGCTAGCACAGGGCCGCTGAAGTTCAACTCCGGCACCAACCTGACCACGGCTGAAGCCGGTTCCTGCGAATACGACGGCAACAATTTCTACAAAACGGTTGATACCACGCACGGCAGAAACGTTACGTCCGTGCTGCAACAGTTCATTTTGACTGCCAACGGCTCGGCACTGTCAGGTGCTACGCAGAACGTATTTGGCGCAACGTCCGCTGCTTCGCTAGCGGCCTCGTCTACTTACGAAATTGAGTGCTATTGCCATTTTGTAAAGACCACCGCAGGCACGGTGCAGTGGATTCCAACATGGAGTACCGCCGTCACAATGGCGCATTCCTATTTGGAATACACGCCAGTAACCGGCTTTACCGTAACTCCTGCAACCGGCGCAATGCTAAACGGTGAATCTACGGTGTTGACGGCAACCAATACCGCTATTCCAGCCACAGCTTCGCTAACTTCTGGCGTAAACCACATCGCCAAAATAAAGATATTTGTCACTACCAACACGGCGTGCAATTTCAGGCTTAACAACACCATCGGCACTGGGTCTATTACCATGCAAGCCGGTAGTTACTATACTGTCCGCAAGGTTGTCAGCACCGCTGGCAATTTCGTGGCCTAAAGGAATCTTTTATGGCAGTCGCTCTTTCCCCCGTTGCTGGCGCAGGCTGGCAGTTTTTCGACAACTCCGGCGCGGTTTTAACCGGCGGCCTGCTGTACACCTACACGGCAGGCACAACCACCCCCGTCACGACCTATCAGGACTCGGCAGGGTCTACGCCCAATGCCAATCCCATCGTCCTAGATGCTGCCGGGCGGGTGTCTGCCGAGGTGTGGCTGACCACGGGCGCGGCCTACAAGCTTGTTTTGAAAACCTCCACCGGCACAACCTTGTGGACGATGGACAACCTGCGGGCTATCAACGACCCGTCCTCGGTTGCCTGGGCGGTCATTACCGGCAAGCCAACCACCCTGTCCGGCTATGGCATCACGGACGGCCTCACAACGACCGTGGCGGCCTCTACCTACGCCCCCCTTGCTAGCCCATCCCTGACCGGCACGGCGTCCGCTACAGACGAAGCGGCTAACTCCTACAACATTGGTTGGCGCGACTGCCCGCAGAACGCCAAAACCGCCAACTATCAGTTGCTGATTTCAGACCGTGGCAAGCAAATCCTGATGAACGGCACGTCCCTGACGTTGACTATCCCCGCCAACGGCACGGTAGCCTTCCCTATCGGCACAACCATTATGATTGTCAACACCAACTCTACGAGCCTGTCTGTCGCCATCACTACGGACACGATGACGCTAGCCAACACCACCACTACCGGCACCCGAACGCTTTCTCAAAATGGGATTGCCACGCTGACCAAGATTGGCGCTACCAGTTGGCTGATTGCCGGTACGGGCCTGACATGACGGGCATTCTCGCTGGCCTGCCGTGCATTAAGAATGCGGTGCAAAATACGTTTGACTACAATACGCCTGGCACCGGCACCCTAACCATCCCCGGCGGCTACACAACCTGCACCCTACAGGTTTGGGGCGCGGGGGGTGGTGGCGGTAGGGGCGCCATCTCTAGCGGCCTCTCAGGCGGCGGTGGTGGCGCTGGCGGGTATTCCAAAAGCACCCTGACCGTGACGGGTGCGGGTGGACAGACAATTCTCTATACTGTCGGCACCGGGGGTATTTCCAACGGGGGTGCTGGCGGTCTGTCCAACGCCTACGCGGGCACGTTCAGCATGACTACGCTGACGGGTAATGGCGGTGCGGGAGGGTTGGTTGCCGGGCAAAATACGGGCAACGGCGCGGGCGGTACGGCTACTGGCGGTACGGTAACAAATACCACAGGCACGGCAGGGTCTAACGGCGTTGGCGGTACGGGCATTTCTGGTGACGGAAGCCTAAAAGCAGGTGCCGGTGGCGATGGTGGCGATAGCGGTGCAAATGACCCGTTTGAACCCCCGACCAACGGCTTGCCAGGTTCTGACGGGCGCGTCAGGTTTGTGTTCAGTTAAGGAGTGGACATGGAAACTTTGTTCATCGTAGTGGTCACGGGCTTTGTCGTTTACGGCATCTACCACGTTTGGTACGTTCCACGTGAAACGATGAAGAAGTCCGGTGGCTCCCGTTTGTCTGACTTTCTGAAGCAGGACAAAAAGTGACCGTCACGATTAAGGTGCTGATACCGTCCAAGATTGCGGAGTC